AGATCAACGTGTGCTTCTAAACTTTCTTTTTCTAATGCTGTAGTCTGGCTTGTTGCCATCTGTTTCTCCAAAAACTCCCCTACTCTGGGGCAATTAGTAAACTCGTTAGTTAGCCTAATGCGTTTTTTAGATAGCCTTAATGTGTTTGCCTTATATGTTTATTTATCATCTTGGCGTTCAAATAGTTTGGCAATAAGTCCTCTTATACCACCTAATTCTTCTTTAACTTCAATCATTTTGTCCGCTGCCTTTTCTACCCTATTAAACATATCCTTGATCACAAACATAACCCAAAACCACCACACGGCACACACACCACTCATCATAGCAACACCTATATATACTATGTTGTGTGCGTCAATGTGTAGACCATACAGTGACAATAGGAAACCAAACACCATAAAAAATATGGTGCTCATCATTATTGTGTTGTAATGCATCTTGTTCATACTATTATTTATTTGTAAGGGGTTTTTAATAATATATCTATATTAACTTGTGCTGATCCAAATATTCTTATCACCATTTTGGGTTAGAAATACGGGCTTGGAAAACACAACGGATTCTGTTAGATTCTTAATAATGGGTATGCCATGCAAATCTTTTTTAAGCAGTCCTACGGGGTCATCGCCTTCAAGGAATACTTCATCTCGCTCCACTTCAAATGTCCAAAGCCAATGAGTTGTTCCGTCCTTTTCCATCTTGATGGGATCGGTAGTCCATTCTACATTTGATCTCATTCCTATGCCCTGTAGCAAGGTATTGAAGTTGCTCTGTTGGGCATGCTTGATGGTATCGGGATCATCTCTTCCCGGATCAGAACGGGTAATGTCAACAGTGGTCTTAATAGTGTATCTTGGCATAGTGCGAGTATTTAGTGGTCATAAAAAAAGGGTGCCAACGAATTGACACCCTTTAGTTCAAAGTTAATTAAAACTCTTACTTGATACCTGGGATAGTATTTACTGCTGTAATATCTACATCAGCAAAGTATTCCTGAGCAACTGTGCTTGGAGTTCCTGTGCCTTGTGCTACAACTGTAATTTCTGCATCACCAACTGCACCTTTAATTGCAACTACTGTGAATGCATCTTTTACAGATGATGTTACAAGACCTTCACCATGCATTAAACCGTTGATGAAACCATCTAGTTTTGCTTGTGTGAAGTTTCCGCCACCATTTAGGTCAACTGTGCAAATGTGTGTTGCACCTGCAATACCTTGTCCTGCTGCTGCTTTTTTGTTTGCTGGAAGATATGCAGCGGCAATTGCCGAACCTGCGTTATCTACTGTTTGTGTTACTGCGCTTAAATCAGCCATTATATTTTCTCCTCTGATAATGTTAACCCCTCTCCGGGGTTGCTATTTTTGTTAGCAAATGTATTTATCCAAAATGCAAATATCTAGGAGTTATGGTGTGTTTTTTGGGGTTTTTGACGGATTAATCGCTTTTAAAAGGCGTCCAACGGTCTCTAGGCACTAGTTTTACCTTGTCCTTGGTTTTAACATAACCTTCGCCGCCTGGCTTGCCGCCTGTTGATGATGTTACGTCGCCTTCAGCCTTATCAAGTTCGTCAATGACTTCGTTCTTGGCTTTCATTAGTTCAGACACAAGATAGAAAATATCCTTCATCACTTGTTCCTGTTCCTTAGCAATATTTAGTATCTTCTCTTGTTTATTAGCAGATACCTTTGAATTTTGAATCCAATTTAAAAAACTACCCACGTTAAGATCTTCCAACTTCTTGGCACGACTCATTTGATTAATGTAGGTATAGAATATGTTATTTAGATCACTCAGCCCAGGACGCTTCTCAAAGAACTTGGCAATGTCACCCTGTGCCTTGTTTGCTACTTTTTCTATGTTGCCCAAGTTGTCCGCATTTACAGCAGGTGCTTTGCTTACATACTGCTGTCCAAGAACCACTAGTTCCGATGATCCGTTGAATTGTTTAACATCACTAATGGGCGTTCCGCTCTTATCACCAAAGTATTGATAAGTGTTGTGTGCTGCCACTGCTACTTTACTCTTAGCAATTCGTCTACCCAAGTCACTATCTGCTCTTACATTATAAGTTACTTGGTTGGGCGTAAAACTTATGCTTCCATCACTACCCTCATATGGCTTTCCAGGATAGTATAACAAGTCTGCATAAATGTATCCCTTGAAGTCTGCCGGAGTTGCTTTCTCAAATATAGGCCAAAGGTCGGCCATTTCACCCGCAAATCTTTCTCTCCAGTCTTCGCCTTTGCCTCTGCTTAGGATAAACTTTTTAAGTTCTTCTGGGCTACCTGACTTGCCTTCTTCTCTACCCCAGTTGTTCTTGCCAACTAGCCTAAAGGTGCCATCATCGTCACGTCCCCAATAAAGTGTGGGATAGCCATCCCACTTGATAGCAACATCTGAACTGTCCTGTTCCATATCCTTAATGATTTGAACAGCACGCTTGGCACCATCGTCTGGATTAGTAAACACTAGATCCTCAAGGTGATTAAACTCTCTGCCTACTGTTGCTTCTGTTACACTATCCTTGTGCTTCTGCTTGCGAGGAATAATTTTTGTCTTATCGCCATGAGAGCCTGCTGCACTACTCTTGCGAAGTGCTTCCATATCACGCCAGTTAGGATCTCTAGACTTGATTGGCTTGTCCTTCTTGGCTTCTGTTATAATTTCGTATGCTCTCATTTTTTAAGTAACTTCTTTTGTCTGTTTGTTTTGTCCACATACTTTGCATGCGGAATCTTTAAATTCTTCTTGCCATATACATCACCTATGACGTGCATCTTACCTGGCTTTTCAAATGCACTATATCTTATGTCTACTACTTCACTAATCCGCATTGACAATATCTATCATTTGTCGCATCCAGCCAATGCTGCTTGGTTGATAACTTTCAACTTTCTTGCTGTCCGGAAGCTCAAGTCCATCCTTCTCAAATGTTTCTCTTGCATCTGCTACCAATTCCTCGTAGTTGGGTAACTTCTTGATGTAGCCTATGATACCTTCCACACTGTCAAGCGTGGACGGTGTCGCTGTTTGACCTAACAACTGCTTGGCAATTTGATTAGGATCCTTTGTAATTAATTCGTTTGTTTCTCTATCTATTAGTCCATTGTTTGCTGACCATTTCATGTCCTTGGTTTTTGCTATGCTGGCAAGCAGGATGTGTCTATGAACACCTTTAAAGGCGCTGCCTTCACCGCTTCCCTGTAGGCTAAACTTCATCCATTCAGGGTCGCCAAACATTAGATCAGTTTGCACAAAACCATTTGCAGGGTCGCCCTTGATAGGAGTTTTGAAGTGAACCGAAATGCCTGACTTTCTGATCCACTGTTTAATATCTTCACCTTCGTGATTCTTATTAACATAATCTGCTAGTTTGCTTTCCAATTCTCCCTTGCTTATTTTTGTGCTATCAACAGCAACATCAAGATCGCCACTGTCTGCTTTCTTACCAGTGGTTCCTAGCATGTTGTCAGTTAATTCTAAATCAACAATGCCTTCTAACCATTGCAGTGTCGGAACTACATCGGATTGTTGGATTCTCTGCGTGGCATTGTTGCCTTCAGCATCCTTGAATATATTTCCGCCTTCTTTAAGTAATGTTCGTGTCATCGCTCTTCTTTGTTCTCTTTGATTCTGTTATCTTACGGACGCCTCTATTAAATTTAGCAGGATCCGATCCTTTAATACTATTAATAAATCTTCGTTCTAGGTCCAGTGCTGTGTCTTGGTCATAAGTTTTATGGATCAATTCCATTAAATTAATAGCAGAATTTAAAATATTTGTCGCACGTGATTCGATTATTGCTTCAGAATCTTTTCTGTCAGCAATTGCATTGAGTTCCTGTAAAATTGACCTAGTTTTAACTTTCATTACAAATCCTATATTGTATATTTAACCTTTTTCTTCATAAAGTATATACGACATGATTAACATTGTCAACCTTTAGTTGGCCCAGCCATGCAAAAATAGCACTACAGCCATGCTATATTTATGGTTGATCTTTTTGTTGCGATGCATTATATTAGTATAAATAAAGGTGAATAGGGCAGTGATCCTGCACTATTTCTCACACAGACACTGGGAAAGACCAGCGCATTATCCATGCGTTACAAGCGATTGACGACACCCAAAGGGTGTTGCACCGCCGGGGAAGTTCCGGGGTATTGCTTTCCTCAAGCATCCATACATCAAGGAGAATAAGATGACACACTTAATAAGTGGTCTGATGTCTTGGATGAAAAATGGTTCTACGAACCGTAATGATCTATTGACTTGGGCCAAAACTGAATATGGCAAGGACTGGAGATTCGCATATGAATTTATGCTGAAGAACAACGGTCGTGGGCCAAACCTATCTGAACTGAACGGACCTAAATATTTCCGCAAGGAGGTGGCTTAGATGCTATCATTCCTTAAAAAACTATTCACATACACCGATCGCAATTGGGACGAGGAATATCTGTCTCGTGCTACTGACCACGCTGATCTTGAACGTCGTATCAGGGAACTTGATAGGCGCCAGGTCATTACCGGACCGTTCGGAACAAAGAGAATTTAACATACACACACAAAGGAGAACTTAAAATGTTAATTTGGGAAAAAATGAAAAACACTCTTGCAAACGTAGGTTATGCAAGAGCAGCATCACAACTTGCCATGCAGGGCAAACACGATCTTGCAAGAGACTTAATGCTACACGGTATCAAGGAAGTTGCAGAAAGAGATCGTGCAATACAAAGACTCGAAAGGGTAAAGAAAGCCAAGCGTTCATATGAACCGGGCGATCATTATTTTAGAGGTCATAAGGTTGCATTTTGGAGAGGACACGCAAATGGTTAAGACTTTTTGGAATGCAGTTGTGCCCATGACTATTATGTTGGGCATATTATCAGGCTTTATGATCCTAAACGGAATGTTCTGGGGAGGAATGTTATAATGAATAATATTTGTAACTGGTGGCCCGTGACTGACGAAGAAGCGGACTATCTTTCTAATCCAAAACCTAGCAAGAAGTAAATACAAAAAAGTAGGGGAGCCGCCCGCCAAGATGACTCCCCTACAACTTACACATTAAGTTGAGTTATATTACTTCTTTGTTATGATGTGATATAATACCCAAACTGCAATCAAGCCAACCAATCCTTGTGCTGAAAAACTAGCCACAATGCTTTGAATGTTAGCAATGATATTAATGTTTGGCCAGAACGGAATGTTCTGCCCTTTGAACAAGACTTCAAGAACAACACCCAACGCGAGTAGGCTTACACCCACTTCTGTCAGGCCTGCTGCCCAAGCCTTTACTTTGTTTAAGATTTCCATATGGTTATCTCCTTTTTAAAAACTGACCTAATTTTGTAGATCAGTGTATTATTTAGGTAAGGTGAAATAAAAGTAATAATACCATAAATGGTTTGCGGCACCAAAAATACGATTTTTTTCTATTTGAGTAACAATGTAGGTTGACAATGATAAATAATAG